AACTAGAGAAATCAAATTCTGTTCTTCGCGAGATAGCCAAGACTGATCTTGGCCAAAGCGGGGAATTAGCGAGAAAACAACTTGGAATCGAATGAATCAATCAAAGATCGACCGTGCGCGTGCGTGGATTAGAAACACGCCAGGAGCCGTCAGCGGACAAGGCGGTCATAACGCGACCTTCGCAGTAGCAACCGCGCTCATACACGGTTTTGAGCTGAATGCAGGGGATGCTGAGACGCTCCTGCACGAGTACAACGCGAAATGCCTCCCACCATGGAAGCCGAACGAATTGGCGCATAAGCTCGATCAGGCGTCCAAGGTTGCGCACGACAAGCCGCGTGGATGGCTTCTCGAATCGAATTCCGGCATGGGGCAGGGCGGAACTCCAGTATCACCCACCGGAAAGTTCGTGGTGCGAAAGATCCAAGCAATTCCGCAATCGGACTTTCGATTTTCAACCATAGATTTCTTAAAAGCCTGCTTTGAACCAGATGAAGTTGTCTGCATCTGCAATGACATCGTAAGCGACGACGAAGGTCGGACTCGACCAAACTCCAAGGGTACATTCCTCAAGCGCGACGAATGGATTAAGAACCATTTCACGCCGCCCATCAGCGCCATGTGGAACGGTCCTGACAGCCGTGGCGCATACGTCCGTGTCAACCCATGCTTCGATGAGAGCGGTTCTGATTCCGGCGTGGCAGCGTTCCGCCATGTGCTGGTCGAGATGGACGAGAAGACCAAGGACGAGCAATGGACGATCCTCAAGGAGTCTAAATTGCCGATGTCCGTCGTCATCGATTCCGGTGGCAAGAGCTTGCACGGCTGGGTGCGAGTTGATGCGGCGAACAAGGAGGAATGGAACGAGCGTCGTGATGTCGTCTATCGCCAGTTAGAAGCTCTTGGCATCGATCCGAAGAACAAGAACGCAAGCAGGTTCAGCCGGTTGGCCGGTGTGATGCGCGATGGCAATGAGCAGAAGCTGTTGGCCATCAATGTGGGTGTCGTGAACTGGGATGCGTTCACGGACTATCTGGAGTCGCAGGACATGCCTCAGGAGTTCTCGCTCGATAGCATCATCGAGTACGACCCGAAGAATGATCCTGACAATCTGATCGGCGACAGGTGGCTACGTCGTGGTTCATCGCTTCTCTTCGTAGGCCAAAGTGGTTGCGGCAAAAGCTCAATGGCCGCGTATCAGGGGATGAAGTGGGCGTCCGGTGAAGCGTGGTTTGGCGTAAAGCCAGTCCGGGCGTTAAAAGTGGCTTACATCCAGGCGGAAAACGACATCGCCGATCAGCATGACGCACTCAAGGGTGCAGCTCAGATGACGTTTGGAAAGGAGAACTGGGAGCGAGGATTGCGGAGTGTTGACATGCTCTTCTTCCGCGAAACGGTTCGAACCGGAACAGACTTCGCCACAATGCTCCGCCGTCTCGTTCGCAAGACCAAGGCTGACGTGGTTTACATCGATCCGCTGCTCTCCTACATGGGCGGCAATCCTGCGGATATCGAGGTCTGCGCGAACTTCACGCGGCATCTGCTCCAGCCGATTATGATGGAGACAGGTGTTGTCCTGGTACTCGTCCATCACTTCCCGAAGCCGAAGGGTAAGGACGACAAACCGGAGAGCGTGGCAGATTTGGCCTACTCAGGATTTGGATCGTCGGATCTAACGAACTGGGCGAGAGAGGTGATTGTGATGAAGGAGGTTGGATTCAACAATCCGCGCAAGTTCATGCTCGGCATGGCGAAACGAGCTGACCGTTCCGGCATGACGGATAAGGACGGAAAAGTCACCGGATCGATTATGATCCAGCGTGGTACGGGCGGCGACATCTCATGGAACTACGCGGAGCCTGAGAAGTTCGTCGTGGATAAGGAGTCGGTTAAGAAACCGTACTCCAAAGGACGATATCCTAAGCGTTAGCCTTCTCACGCTCGGCGCGGCGACGACCTTTAGCGGCAAGCGATTGGAACTTCGCCTTGCCGTATTTTTTGCGGCCAAGGTAGCTCGCCAAAGCCTTCGGATCTTTCACGCCTTTCTTCTCAAGACTGCCGATCAGCTTCTCGTAACGACCGCCACCGCCAAGTTTCATCTTGTCCATAAAATTACCAGGATTTGCAGCTCCAGTGCCGAGGAGTCGTTTTATCGGTTGCCGTCGCGCAGTTATGCCGCGCGCGGAAGTTCTTACGACGCTCAGGATTGTCGCGTTTGATTTCCATGTCAGGATCACCGAAGCGAACCTTGACGACGTTTCCTTTGTCGTTTTTGACGTACACCGCACTCTTCTTCCGCTCGCCCGGAGTGTAGAACGGCTTGTTGAGCGTCACCTTACGCCCCTTGTAGGTATTACCTTTTTTGGAGAGGGAGGTTTTCATCGTTCGAGGTTTTGCAGTTCGTCGATGTCAGGTGAGTCTTCGCCTTCATTGGAGGCAATCGCTGCCGCCGTTCCGCGAAGAACAGCATTCAACTCATCCTTTGAGAACCGACCTATTGGCTTCATGGCAAGTTCTCTTAGTTCAGGGGTAGAAAGGATGTGCGATGCAATTTTGTATCTCACGCCGGGAGTCAACTTGGCCACTCGTACAGCCTGATTTGCCATTCCGATAGGGCCAACCCTTGCCACACCTCCAACAGCCTCACCAGCCACAGCACCAACACCTCTGATTACTGCCTCAACAAAAGCATCATTAGATGCGACTGGAGTTTTCAGTTGTTCAAGTCTAGCAACATTATCCAAGACTGATTTGAGCTTAGAAACCTTTCCACCTCCCAGCACCGCATCAGCGTAATTCCGAACATTGCTTGCTTTTCCGAGAATGGATTCTCCTGCAAGTTCGGAAGCCAGCTTCTTCGAATTCAAAACACCTGAGGTGGTGTACTTTTCGATCAAGTCATTGACGTATTGAAACTGAAGCTGCTGAACCAGCATCGGACTTTCGCGTCCAATCATGTCCAGTGCCGCTCGGCTTTGCTCTGGTGTGTATGAGCCGTCAACAATTCCGCTAATGAACTTTTTCGGATTCTGAGAAACGATGTCAGTCACATCGCTTGATGACTCTTTTTTCAGTGCGCCAAGAATTGATCCGCGCAACTGCTTTTCCATCTCTGCCTTCTTTTTTATGGCATCTGAGATAGTGTCCATGATGGCTAAATCCCTTCTTCCAACTGCATCGGACAGAAGTTTTGCGTCAACCGTTAGGGTTGAAATCACCTTGTTAGGATCAAGTCCAGCCAGAGCGGACTGCTTCTTTGCCAAACCAGCAATTTCCTTCGCATTCGGGAAGAATTGGCTCTGAATCTCAGGCGCAAGCCCATTGATGTAGTTGACGACTTTCGAAACCGAAATCTCTCCAGTAACCGGATCGAGGCCAGACTTTGCAGCCTGATTGAAGAGATATTCTCTCGCGGTAGAATCGATTGCAGCAGCATCTTCAGGTCGAGCTGCACTCTTAATAGACTCCAGAAAAGTAGGAGCATCAGCAGACTCCAGTTTGCTCGCAATTGCCGCAGGTCCGGCCCCACCTTCTGCTCCGACATCTTTAATCAGAGACTGGACTTGCCGACCAACAAACTTGTCTACGTTTTCACGGTGAAACTTGTTCGCAACGTCGAGTTTTTCTCGAAGAGTTCCTGTTGGGAGATTGGAAATTGCATTGTCAATGTCTGTGGTGATTGCCTTGTAAAGGTCTTTCTTCGCCTTGTCTGAAAGGCCGGGAAGCAAGTCATCCTTTCCGATGGAATCTCCAATCTGAGTGCGATATCTCCTAAGCGCATCAATGGACTGATCTTCGGTCATATTGCCGATAGCGGCCACATATTCACGCGTACCCTTTGGATAGGTTGAAGGAATCCCGCGAGTCGAAAGAACCTCCTCCTTGGGAATCTGAAATCCAAACTCATCAACAAGTCCGCCAGCTTGCTCAGGTGTGCCTTTGAACATCTGAACCGCTTGAGCGTCGATGTTGTTGGCCCACTCAGACATGCTCGGAGTTTTTACGGTCAGCTTTTGATAGGTAGGATCGTTTCGAAGCGTGTTGAAATTCTTGGTGTCGGTTTGCTTGAAGAAATCGTATCCAGCTTGCTGTAGTTCCCGGAACTTGTTTCCAAGAAACGATGGTGTTGAAACGGTGCCGGGAATCAGAGCATTTGCCTGATTTTGAACATAGCTCAATCCCTTGTCGATTGAAGGCTTTAACTGCGCTGAAAGAGTTCCGATTGCGTCTTCGTAAGGCTTTGAGACAGATCCGAGTCGCTTCCGCAAAATATCGACAGCACTCTTTGCCAGCTCGTCGGTCGTAATTCCCGTGTTCTTTCCGCCAAGATCGGTGGCATTCAGCACGATCAGCCTCTTAAGGCTTTCCATGTGTTGAGGCGTCACCTCTGCCCCAACTGGAGCATTCTTGATTGCTTCGACAAGTCCCGGCTCACCAATCGCCTCAGCAACACCAATGGGAACTCTGACTCCGGTAGAAGACTCAATGGTGTCTCGAATCTGCGAAGTCTCCAGTGAACCGACTCTCGGAGAATATCTTGGCCGAAAGAATGTCGCCTTTGCTCGTCCAAATCCTCCGGTAAGGAATTCTTTTGCAGCCATTGCAGGCTTAACAAACGGTCTAGCACCAGCAGCAACAAGTGGAACACCAACCTCGCTAATGAGTGGGCCAAGTGCTGTTCCTGCTAGAATGTTTTCACCAAGCGTTTCGGCAGCTTTTCCGTATTCTCCGCGAGCAAGCTCAGGCAACGCCTCTACCGCTCCTGTCGCAGCTCCACCAGTTCCACCTCCAAGTGCCTGCGCGCCTCCGCGCTCAAAAAACTGCCCAACACGCCCCAGCTTAGTAGTCGCCCCAGTGGCAGTCATAGCTGCGGCAACTTCAGGAGATAAAGCGGCAAGAAGTTCTGGAGCGACAATACCAGCACCAGTAGCAGCTTGAAAACGCGCAGCTTGTCTAAACTGCTTGCCTTCAGGGGTTTCAGCTCCAGCAATAGGTGCGCGAAGAACTTCACCTCCAGACAAGCCGCCGCCTCCGGTTCCTATTCCACGGAACACCTCTTTCAGACCAGCCATGAACCCTCCGTCTTGCTGGCCTACATTGCTCGCATCCTGAACCGCCTGATTCAACTGAGCAGTCGATCCAACAACAGCAGCAGCTTCAACCTGCGGAACAGAAGGTTGGTTTGGAACGGCATTACTTGACGCCATTCGTCTAGCGACTTCCGCCTCAAGTCGTTGAAGCAAAGCAGCTTTTTCAGGTGATAATGGCATATTTTTATTGCTGTCCGTTTTCTGCTTTCAACTGCTGAATCAATCTCTGCATATCTTCAAGACTCATCGAGTCGGTCGATATCTCCGTAGATTGGAACGAAACACCGGGAGCGGAGTATGCAGCAGTAGTTCGCGTTCCAAACGGAGTCGTAGACCAACGCTCGTAGAATGACGGAAGAGCCTTGTCGATGTTTCTCCCAATGGTTCCACGCGCACTCCGTTCAATTCGATTCCTGAATCGATCAAGTTTGATGAGCGAGTTTTTGTCGAAAGATCCGCCGATTTCCTGAGCGATTCGCTTTCCTTCGCTCTCGGTGACGTTTAAGCCTGAAGTGGTTCTTGCGGTACGATTGACAACCCCCATGAAGTCGGCCAGCAATCCTAGCGCCTCCTGCTTCATTGGATCTTTTTCCGTTTCAATCAACGACCGAATCTTGACTTCAGTGGCAGGAATCGCCCCAAGGAAGTCAGTGAACTTTTTGCCGGGATACTGCTTCTCAAACGCGGCGATTCCGTCTTGAAGAGAGTCAATCGTTTCCATGACGGCAAACTCGTCCTCCAGCTTTGTGGCCGTCTTAGCTTCAAGCGGCTTGAGACGTCCACCTCCGCCAATAAATGTCTGCCTCAGTTCAGCTTCCTTGACTGGCGTAAGCTCTTGTCCAGAAGCTGCTGCCTTAGCCTTAGCAGCTTCAATAAACAGATCAGTATTCTTGCCGACTGATCCGGTCTTTGATTTTTCGAAACTTTCGGCAGCAAGAAGAGCTTGAGGAGCAATTTCTTGAGGAATCTGCCCAGAGTCGATCATGCTCTGAACGGTGTTTTTTCCAAGACGCCCCAAAGTTCCAAGTTTCGACGCTTTCCCAAGCTGCTCTTCTTCTGTGCGCTTTTTAGAAATTAACGCATCATCAATGACGTAATTTCCATCAGCGGTGCGCGTTAATGCGCCATATTTTCGAGCTTCATCAATTCGTTTGCCCTCAAGCTGAT